AACGAGTTCGTGAAGAATTTGAAGTAATAAGCCAATCTCAAATATTTAAAGGGAAGAAAGGTGAAGACTCTAAAATAGCCAATGAAATAGATGATATTTTTTCTGAGCCTGCAACTGCCTATATTAAAAATATAGAAAAAACAAACAATATAAAATCTGGAGAGTTTATTCCAACTTTTAGATCTTCACTTTCTGATGCTGGCCTAGCAGATGATGAGATAAATAAAATTACACAGTCTCCTGCAAAATTATTGGCATATATGATAGATAATAAAGTAACTATACAAGGTATGGACATTCCTACTTTTAAATTATCAGCTCAAGATATAGACAATGTTCGTATAGGAATAAACAATCGTATAGCAGCACTAGGAGAAGATCCAAAAAATGCAAAAGCTTTTGAAAAATACAACTTAATAGATGTTAAAAACGCATTAGACAATGGTATACAAGATTTAAAAAATAGTGGTTTATTAGATGATGCTTTGTATGAAGCTGCCAGAAAAGAAAATATTGTTTATAATGATATAATGTCTACTAAATTGTACAGCCAAACTTATGGCACTAGAGGTAGATATAACAAAAATATGTTTGGTGGTTACAATTTTGAAGTTCCGGTGGAAAAGTGGGCCAGTTCTATATTTACAGGTGATGTTAAAGATGCTAGAAAAATATATGATGAAATTACATTAACATTTTCAGAAGGATCTACAGAATACAATGCCATAATAGATTCATTAAATATGCACGCCCTTAATTATGTGCAAGAATCAACATCAAAAGGTGTAAGTGTAGATAAACTACAAGATTTTGGAAGAACAATAGAGCTTCCTAATAACATTAAAATAGAAGTGCCTCCAGAAGGTGTACAATTTAATAACGCACAAACTGACAGAGCTATACACATGTTAGGTGCTTTAGAAAAAGCAAGTGGTGGTAAATTTAATTTTGAAAAAGCATATGATTTTAATTCAAAATTTACAAATGCAGTAAGAAAAAATCAAGATATTGCAAAAGTTGTAAAAGTATCTAAAACGTCAAAAGATAAAGCGTCAGTTAGGTTTGCAGATAAAATGAATGACGCTTACGAAGCTGTAATTAATACAAATAAAACCAATAAACAACTTTTAGAAAACTATTTAGATACAGATACGAGCAAAATTTTAGAACATGTAAGTAATGGAAAATTAAAAAAAGTTAAAGCAGAGCTAATTAAAAATGGTATGAAACCAGAAAAAACCGAAGAAGTTCTTTATGCACTGTGGGTTGATACCTTTTTTAAAAAATATACCGTAACAACTACTGATCTTATGACAAAAAGCCTTAAAAAAACTTATGATGCTTTTGACAGTGGTAAAAAATTTGTTCCTATTCAAGCTCTTGACGCAAATGAGTTTATAAAATATTTAGACCGAAACGAAACTGTTATAGGTGATATTTTTCCAGAATTAGTTAAAAAAAGAAGCGCAATAGGAAAAGGTGGGGAAAAAATTGAACTATCTGCTTTAGATGATCTTAGATATATTGCTGAAGCCACTGCTATGGATATTGCAGCAACATCAGGAGGAAGATCTATAAGAGGAGTAGAGGACCCAACAAAAGGTTTAGCACGATTGACTGTCGGTTCATATGTAAGTAGGTTATATGCTGTAGCTTCTGGTCGTACTTCTTTGCGATATGTTGCAGCAGAGGCAATGATTGTGCAAATGAAAAGAGATGAGGTTGCAACTATGGCTGCTCTTATGATGAATCCAGAGGCAGCAGGTAAAGTAGCAGATCTTATTAAGTCTGGAAAACCTTTAAGTTTAACTCTTGAAAGTGCCGAAGCTTCGTGGCTACCACAGCTTGTAGGTGAAATAGATGTTATAAGAGAGTCACTATTTGGTGAGGAAGGATATAGAACAGAAGGTAGTGCAGTGCCAAAAATAAAAGGTTTGGGCCGTAAATTGTTAGACTTTATAGGATCTATTGAACAAGATATATATGTTTCTGAAGCTGAGGCACTTGAAACAAATTTAAAAATAGAAGAAGATGCTCTTAGAAAAAATTTAGAAACAGAAAAAAAGGCCTATGCAGACGCTTTGAATGCAGAACAAAGCACTTACCTCTTAGACAATATGCAAAATGAAATAGCTAGATAAAGGAGAAAACACATGCCCGGAAAACACAACTACAAAGAGATGGCTGAAGGAGGCAGAGCTGATATGTCTGCTAAACCAGATATAGTTAAACCAGAACCTGAAAAAGCTATGGTGCCACCAACGCCTATGGCAGATGCAATGGAATTATCCAATGTAGATCCTATGACAGGAAAACGATACCCTAACAAGAGACAAATGAAATATGGTGGGGCTGTTATGTACAGCAACGGTCCACGCAAAGTGAGGACATAGAGCATGGCAGAATCAGAAAGACTAAAAGGAAATAGACCTCCTGTAGCTGATTACAAAATTGGTAATGGGGGAGTACGAGATTTACTACGTTACATTTTAGGAAACGAAGAAACTAGAAGTAACATGAAAATTGTAAAAACTGTTAAGAATAAAAAAACAGTTGTTAAAGATACTAACCAAAAAAATGCTATTGTTAGTAAAGTTGCAAGAGCTATGGACTCCAATAAAGTTAGCTTGTTAGCAGGAGAAGAAGCTGCAAGAAAATCAAATCGCATGGCTTCGGTTGTAAATCAAAGGCCAACAAGAGAAAGAATTACAGGGGCTGATATTTCTAATAGATTAAGAATGGCTGCTACTTATCCACCAAACATGTATAATAATACTAATAATACAAATGAATTTGGATCAGTAGTTGTGCCCTCTCCGGGAGAGGTAACTGTAGAAGAAGTGCCAGAATCAGAAGAAGATCTAATGGAAAGATTAAATGAACAATTTATTCCAGATATTACAGATGATCCTGTAAGAAGAAGAATATCTGAACAGGAACAGATGTTAATAGATGACAAAAAACATATGTATTTTTTAGATCAGGGTTACATACCACAAGCAATGGCCTATGGTGGAAAAGTACAAAATAAAAAGAAAAAGAAGAAAAAACTAGCTAGGGGTGGTAAAGTAAGTTCCTACAATTACTAAGACTTACAAAGCTTTCCTACGTCTTCCTCTACAGCATGGCCTACCTTCTTGAGGTATTCTACCACAGCTCCTAGTACATGTGTATTTGGGTAATCTTTTTTCCACTCGTCAAGAGCGGTAATTAGAGTTTCTCTCTCTATGTAATCTACTTGTGTTATAATTTTGCCGTCTGAATTGACCTTTACGGATAGTTCAAACAGACTCGCTTCAGACATTTTACTATTCCAATCTTCCTAGCCGATGAAATAAATTGATCAAGGCTTCTTGTTCTTCTGGTGCATGGCTATTATTCAAATAATAAGCAATCACCTTTCTAAGAAGAGATATATCAGCAGAAGCTATGGCAGGTTTATGAACCCGCATTAGATGTCTACTAACTCACACACTCCAGCAGTACAGGCTAATTCCTGTGATCCCTTCGTATTATCTTCCTTTTCAAAATCCTGTAGTTTGTGCCAGTCTAAAGTTGCTGGCATTTTTTTTACAAGTTTCTTGTATTCCTTTTCATCTATATCTTGATACGGGGCCTGTTGATATGTGTGATCGGAAAAGGGGAGAAAGGAGACACCACTCAGGTATTCAAAATTTTCCCAACACCACGCACCGACAGGCACCCACTCACTTTCTTTTACCGAAATCGTAACAGAAGGTTTATGCTCACACCAATGTTTTGCATAAATTTTCCATAACTCAAGCTGTTCTATTGCAGACATATCATTTCTGCAAACAGAGCCTGTAGGGGCTTTCATCGGAAAAGAAAATACTGTTGTATGTTCTGGTTTCATATAGTCTGGCTCAGATGGTATGCCAGATGCTTTCATAAATTCTGTAAGAGGGTCCTTGTTATCTCCCCGTACTGTTCGTATGTAATAAGGATTGTGTCTTGCATGTATACCACTAGCACTATCTACAAGTTGACTAACAGTACCCGATGGTTTAACACACGTTATGGCAGTGCTTTGGTTTATGCCAAACTTCTCTGCCCAATATTTATTAGCCTCTACAGCAACACCACGCAGAGTCTCAAGACGTTTCTCTAATCCACTCTCCTTGCCATTCATCAACGGACTATCCATAATACCTGTAAGAGATACACCAAGTAATCTTTCTTCTTCTGTGTTGTTCTGCCACCGTTTACGAAGGTAACCAAAGTTTGTAAAGGTAGATTGTATGGTGCCTAACAGTGTGGCAATCTGTATCTTTCTTGTAAGACTAGCTACGGTATCACCAGAACGCACTACTACTTCTGTAAGATTACAAAACTGATTAGGCCGTAATATAATTTCACTACAAGGATTAGTACCAAAATCCCAAGAGGCATCTCTCCTACCATTCTCAGCAGCTTTTGCCTGTGCAGAAGCCCTGCTAAACATGCCTCGTTCTCCTGATTTACTCTCGTAAAGAGACAACCATTCTTTCATAAAAATGCCGGGGTCTGGCTTCTCTGTATAGGCAACAGAGTTATTAGCCAAGGCTCTCTCTGGGTTTGTAGTCCACCAATCACCAGTCTTAGCAGAACGTATGCGTTGGTCTGACAAGTTTGATAATGATATAAGTGCTGACCTTCGTACACCACCTACCACTACTACCTCGCCTGTTTTACAAACTATATCATGACACTCCATAGAAGATAACTTTCTACCTCTGGCATTCTTAAATTTCTCTACAGTAAAATCAAACAGGTCTACCAACGGCTGTGGCCCACTAGCTCTACCACCAAATGTTTTAAGTCGTGTACCTGCAGGTCTAATTTTAGTTACGTTAATCTTAGGTATCCTTCCTGTATACAAGAACGATATTAGATCTCTAAACCCTTTAGCCCAACCTTCTTTAGAATCTACCACAGCAATTACATCTTCTGTCTTTTCAAATTCTACATCAGGAATAGTGGGCAACTTATCAGAGTACTGTCTCTCTACAGAGAAACCTACCCCTGTACCATTCATAAGTATGTACAACACCTCATCAAATGCTTTTGGATTATCTATCGGTATATACGAACAGTTATAGCCTGCAATGTTTTCTCTTTCTAATGCTTTGCCTGCGGTCATCAATGCTCTCATACTAGGCATAACCTGTAATGATAGCACTGCTTCTTCCATATCCTCCCAAGACTTTTCATCTACACCCTTTGTATTTTCTTTAAAAAAATTAATAAGCCTACCAACAGTTTCATCCCAACTCTCTCTTCTACCTTCCTCTTCTAACCAACGAGAGTACCTAGACATGTGTATAAAAGATTGATACTCTGTAGGTAAATAGTTTCCCCCTAATAATGATGCCATTTATTTTTCTCCATATTCCAATTCTAATATTAATTCTGCGTAATGTATAACTTTTTTTATATCTTCTGCCCCGTTCTTTTTCCTATGACGAGAAATGTACTTTACAATGTTTCCTTCCAAGAAGTCAAGTTTATTTTTAGAAATATATTCTATTGGCATAATTTCAAAATCTATGTAATGACTGCCACCTACCTGTCTGCTCTTCCCTCTTACTGACTCTCTTATCATAGCATCGTGAGAATCATACTGTTCTCTTTTATTCATTTTATACTCCAATCCCTCCGCTAAACTATTACTGCTTATCATCTGTATCTTCTCCAAACAACGATACAATATTATCTTTTTGTGTACGAGTTGTAGTGTTTCTCCTGTCCATAATACTATCTGTTATAGGAAGTTTTGTTACACTTCTCATCTCATCTAGTATAACACTCTGTCCTCTCTCTTTTATCATGTCCATGTCATTTGCTAATAAAGACAAAACTCCTCTAGATAAAATATAAGATAAATCTATATGGTTAGTTCCTATAGGATGTGTATCCACTACAGCAAGACTAACCCCATCTTCTCCGTCAGGTTTAAGAAGTATAACATACATATCTTTAGGAAGATTGTCTTTGTATAAATTTAACTGTTCTCTATTCATCTAACCACTCTTGAGGTAAAAATCCTTGACACCATTTAAATCCATACCGTTCACACCATCCTGCATACGTAGTCTTAGATCCTTTGTACAATTTATTATCTGCTTTCATAAACAAAAACCGTATATCTATCTCAGGATGTTGTTTTTTAATTAACAAATGTTTACCTCTGTCTGCTGTAGTAAACAGACCTTTTGCCTCTACAAAGAAGTTTTTACCTACTATAGTAAAGTCAGGATTATAAGTAGAATGCCTAACATAATCTATTTTCTCCGATTCATATTCAAATTTTACATTGTTTCTATT